CACAGAAGAGTAGCTAATACAGAGTACAAACCATTTGGGTAAAGGGGGAATGTGAATGTGTATGAAAGCTAAAACACCAAGTGTTACTACACCAGCACCTGCACCAGTCGCACAGACTGATGATATGACGCAAAAGAAAGATGAGCAATGGTTCACCGATAAAAAGCGTAAGAAAACTGGTTATGATAGTACCATCTTGGCTAGTGCGTTAAATCAAGCGACAGGCAAAACAACATTAGGCGGTTAATATGAGTACTATCTTATCAAGCCTAGCAAGGCAACCTACAGAAAAGCCTGTAACTAAACCAAAAGACTACAAGAAAATAAAAGCTAAATTCAATCAGATGTTCACCAATCGTCAAAAGTACGTTGAGAAATGGAAGATGATTAGAGATTATCAATTGCCATTCCTTGGTGTATTCGATGGCGAACAAGACCAATCAAAGTTGTATACCGACAAAATCCTTACTGGTATTGCATGGGAAAGTTGTCAAATATTCGCTAGTGGTGTAATGAGTGGAATGACACCGCCTAGCCGTAAATGGTTTAAGCTAACCATGGAAAATACCGACATGGCGGCGAATAGTGAAGTAGCAAAAGTATTAGATGAACGTGAAGAAATATTGTATGCAGTATTTGCAAAATCCAATTTCTACAATGTGGTTCACCAAGTCTATATGGAGTTACCATTCGGACAAGCGCCTATGTCTATCATGCCAGATGGTAAAGTTGGTGTGCGTTTCACATCGTATCCAATCGGTACTTACGCATTAGAATGTAATGCTAATGGTGAGGTTAATACATTTGGGCGGAAGTATAACATGACTTGCGACCAACTCGTGGAAGAGTTTGGATATGATAACTGTACCGATAAGATTAAAAACGCATACGATGACGGCAAGGGTAATGCAACTGTATATACTGTTTGTTGGTTCGTATGTGAAAACAAAGACCGCAATGGAAAACTAGGTAATAAGAACATGCCTTACTCCTCTATTTACTGGGTTGAGGGGAGTAGGGATGATGAAATCTTGCGACATAGTGGTTATGAAGAATGGCCTATTCCGATTGCACGGCACACTACACATGATCTAAATGGTTATGGTAAAGGTAGTGCATGGTTCGCACAATCTGATGCGATGATGTTGCAGAAGTTGGAACTAGACAGACTAACCGCTATTGAGTTAGGAGTGAAACCACCAATGGCTGTTACATCTGATGTGATTGGTAGTGTATCACTATTTCCTGGCGGTATAACCGAAGTCGATACAGGCGGTAAGGTTGAGCCTATCTTTAATGTAGGTATCAATCTTGATTGGATTATGCAACAAATCATTGAAGTTAAAGACAGTATCAAGCGTGCGTATAGTGCTGACTTATTCCTAATGCTCGACAACATGGACAATGGACAAATGACGGCAAGGGAAGTCATGGAACGCACGCAAGAGAAACTGCAACAATTAGGGCCTGTAGTTGAAAGGTTACTATCTGAATTTCTTAATCCGATTATCGAACGTACCTATGCGATATTAGATCGTGCAGGTGTGTTTCCGCCAATTGATGAAGCATTAGCGGAAGAGTTGAACGGCCAAGATGTAAAGATAGAGTATATTTCACCATTGGCACAGGCTCAGAAAGTATCTTCATTGACATCGATTGAACAGTATTTTGCGTTCCTTATGTCATTAGCACAGGGCAATCCTAACATTCTACAAAAATTCAATTTTGAAGAAGCAGCAGATTATTATGGTGTTAACCTCGGTGTACCTGCAAAAGTAATTGTATCGAATGATGAATATCAAGCTAAGATGGAAGAACAACAACAGGCACAACAAGAACAAGAGGAACAAGCACAAATGATGCAAGCGGCACAATTAGCACCTCAAATGGCTAGTGCAGCTAAACAAGCAACTGATGCAGCAAATGATGGAAACCCTGTAATGCAACAGTTAATGGGAATGGGGTACTAGATGAAACAAAAAAGAGATTATATGCGAGAGCGTGATATTGAAGCGCTAAACCACGTACTGAGCGATGAACTCGGTAGGTGGTTTTTTTATCGCATTCTTGACCGAGCAAAACTGAATAGCCAATCATTCACAGGCAACAGTACAACATTCTTCAATGAGGGAATGAGGGCTGTTGCTATTTTGTTACAAAATGACCTAGGAAAGATTGGCGATGGTGTAGAGGGTGTTAAGAAATACCACCTAGCACAAATAGAAAATATTCAGATGCAAAAGTATTTTAAAACACTTGAAGAGAACGAATTAAAGAAAGGTGAATAACCATGGATGAAAATTTAGAACAAGGCACAAACAATAACACGGATAGTGCAAATGGTGGTACACCACAGGACACGAACACACAAGACCAACAAAGTACGATTTTAGGCGGTGGCGGTGATACTAACACCGACCAACCTGCAGATCCTACTGTATATGATTTCTCAACTGCATTTGAGGGTGGCGAAGTCGACCAAACCATCGCAGATGAGTTTTCAAAAATGCTTAATGGTGTAGGCGCAACGCAAGAGCAAGCATTACAGATGGCTAAGTTTGGCAATCAATATGCAACCAATCTTGTAACGGCCTATGAAAACCAAAAGCAAGAAGCACTCAACGCACAATACAAAGGATATGCAGATAACGCTCGTGAGGTATTAGGGAGTAAATTCGATACTACTGTTAGCCAAGCGGCCGCAGGTGTTGAAGCAGTAGAAAAGACAATTCCTAATATTCGTGAAATCCTAGCAGAAAATGGCTTGGGTAATCGTGTAGAAGTAATTCAATTATTCGCACATATCGCTGGTATGGCAAGCGAAGATAACAATGCAGGGAACGGACAAGGCGGTAGCACATACATTTCCGAAGAGGAACGTGCAAAAATGCTTTATCCATCTATGAAGTAGTGATTAATAAGAGGAGTAATAAATGGCTACAATTGGAATTATGAACCCAACACTTTTAGATGTGCAATCTCGATTAGATCCTAACAACGCAATTGCACAAATCATCGAAATGATGAACCAAACAAATGAAATCGTACAAGATATGACAATGGTTGAGGGCAACTTGCCTACAGGTCATAAAACAACTGTACGTACTGGCTTACCAGAAGCTACATGGCGCATGCTTAACTATGGTGTTAAACCAAGCAAATCCAAAACCAAACAAGTAACTGATACTTGCGGTATGTTGGAAGCATATGCTGAAATCGATAAATCCTTGGCGGATTTGAACGGCAATTCCGCAGCGTTCCGCCTTTCCGAAGATTATGCATTCTTAGAGGCTATGAACCAAGAATGGGCCTCTACATTATTCTATGGTGATGAAAATTCCCCAGAAAAATTTGTAGGCTTGGCAGCACGTTATAATGATAAGTCCGCAGATAGCGGTAAAAACATTATCGATGCAGGCGGTACATCTAACCTTACATCTATCTATCTTGTAGTATGGGGTAAAAATACTGTACATGGTATCTATCCTAAAGGTTCTACTGGTGGTATCACTCATAAAGATTTAGGCGAACAAACATTGACAGATGCGGACGGCGGTCAATACCAAGGTTATCGTACACACTACAAACTCGATACAGGCTTAACTGTACGTGATTGGAGATATGTTGTACGTATCGCAAATATCGATGTTACTGCATTAACTAAAGATGCTAAGACTGGTGCTGATTTAATCAACTTGATGATTAAAGCGGAAGAACTTATCCCTAACATGGGTATGGGCCGTGCGGTATGGTATATGAACCCAACTGTACGTACATTCTTACGTATGCAAAAGAACGAAGCACACAAATATACTATTTCTGAAGATCAAGAAATGGGTCATACAGTGGTTCGTGCAAATGGTATTCCAGTACGCAAAACTGATGCGTTATTGTCTACTGAAGCACGTGTACAATAATAGGGGGTAACTACATGTATATCGATAAACAAAATACATTCTTTTACAAACAAGCAGTAACTGCTAATGTCAGCTCCGATGTTGTTATGAATGGTAACGGCGGTGATGCTGAAAAATCCTTGTGGCTTGTCATTCGCCTTGATAAAGATGTAACAGGTACACCATTGTTTAACTTGTACACATCTAATACTGAAAACATCGCCAATGCGGTATTGTTGCATGGTATTACATTATCAGCTAACGCTAAAGCAGGTACTAAAGTTGCGGTACGTTTGGCAAGTGGTGCTAAGAAATACTTAAAACTTAATGCCAATAACATGACTGCAGGTACAATCACTGCATTCTTAACACCAGATGTACGTTTAGTATAGGGGGTACACATGGAATATATCGTTAAGAAAAAACTGTATCACAACACATTAGGTTTACTTAATGAGGGTGAAACAGTAACATTCACAAAAGAAGAAGTTGCAGAATATGACAAAGATTATTTTGATACTTTGTTTGAAACTGTAGGCGCAGATGAAACCGATGATACAGACGAAACTAACACAGATGAAACTGTAAACGATAAGCCAAAAAAACGTGGCAAGAAATCGGAAGAACCTGCAGAATAATAGAATGAGGGGTGCGTATGCATCCCTCTTTTTTACTACAAGGGGGCAATATGACACCTACTGATATTTGCAATATGGCTCTTAGTCTTATCAATGGCGGTAGGATATACGGCCTTGATGAAGAAACCGAAACGGCTAGACAATGCAGATTGCACTACGATGCCACACGCCAGATGCTACTATCTCAATACGAATGGAATTTCGCACGTAAGCGTGAAGAGTGCGTGTTATCTGAACATAAGTTAGCTGGCTATGAATATGTATATGCGTATCCAGAAAAGTGCATCCGTATCCTTGGGGTAATTCCTAAAGGTGAACGATTTAGAACGGATAGACAAAAAGAATATGATGTATTTACCTTTGACGATAACACTAAGTACATAGTGAGTGATGTACCGCTTGCGTATATTGATTACGTGTACGATGTGCAAGATATAGATGTATTTAGTCCTGTATTCGTACAGGCCTTGAAGTCTAAAATGGGGGCAGAATTAGCCATGCCATTAACTGGCAATAGTGGTTTATTTGACCAATGCTATAAACTCTATCAAGCAGCAACGCAAGAGGCCAAGAGTTTGAGTGCTAAAGAACGTAGGCAAGATATGCCATATATTTCTAATTACGTAAAAGCAAGGAGTTGGTAATCATGAAACCAATGTATATATCACAACTTGCATTTACAACTGGTGAGATTTCGCCTGATGTATCTAGGCGGTTTGACTTAGATCAGTTTAAAAGTGCGTTGCTATTAGCAGAAAATGCAGTCATTAGACCTTATGGAGCAGTAGCTAGACGGCAAGGTTCAGAGTATATAGGGCAGGTTAAAAACAAGGATAAGTCTACACGGCTGTTTGAATTTACGGCCGAGAAGAATAAATCATTCCTACTTGAAATCGGAGAACAGTATATCCGAGTATGGCGCAATGGTATCTATACAGGTATTGAACTAGAAACACCATTTGAAAGTGATGTAGTCGATAAATTGAACTGCATCCAAAGTGGCGATGTCATGTTCATATGCAGTGGCAAGTATCCTGTTAAAACGCTATCAAGGTATTCTGATACTGACTGGCGATTTGATACATACAAACTATCTGAGCAACCATACGGCGAAGTCAATATCGACAAAGAAAGCACTGTAATCTTGAATGGTGATACCTTAACCGCTACAAAGGATATATTCAATGCTGATATGGTTAATTCTGTTATGCAGATTGAACATTATGTGAAAGCTATTAGCACTAGCGAAACAGGAAAAGTCATAAAGGGTAGTTATGACGGCGATGATGAACGCATTCTTATGGCTGAAAATGAATACAATAACATCAACTACAACGTAGAACAATTCAGTAGCGATGAGGATTTATCATGGAAATTCACATCACACGGCACATGGAATGGTACTGTTAAAATCCAAATCAGTAATGACAATGGCACTACATGGAAAGATTACAGGGTATACACATCCAACAATGACTATAACGTAACAGATACAGGTAAGGTAACACCTAGCGCTAAATTGAAAGTTGTATCTGATTTGAAAGGCGGTAGCGTTAATGTAGATTTATCTTTCTTGCCACACTCTAATTATGGTGTAGTTGAAATCAAAGAATTTATAGACAGTAAACACGTTAAAGTAAATGTATTAAACAACGTTGTAGAAAATGAAGCTACATCTAAATTCAGATTTGGGCAATGGGGTAAAGGCCTTGGTTATCCTCGTGTATGCACATTCTACCAAGATAGATTTATCCTAGCATCCAGTTTTCAATATCCTAACTACATATGGTTCAGTCGCACAGGCGATTATTCGAACTTTGGTGTAGAAAAGGTAGGCGGTACGATTACAGATGATAGTGCAATCACGCTACCAGTAATTAACCGCAAAATGTACGATATACGGCACTTGATACCTGCTAATGACTTATTGATTTTGACGAGCGGTAACGAATGGATTATCGATGGTTCAAAAACTATCACACCTACTAACTGTAATTTGCGTACACAAACCCAACGTGGTGCATCTGAATGTGAGCCACAATATATAGGGAATAGATGCGTGTACGTACAAGCTAGAGGGTGCGTAGTGCGTGATTTAGGTTACTCTTACGAAAGCGATAACTACACAGGGGCAGACCTAACTCTATTCGTTAAGCATCTGACAAAGTATCGTAATTTTATTACAAGTGCTTATGCACAAGATCCAGATAGTATCGTTTACTACGTTACCGATGATGGCAATATCGATTGTCTAACTTACATTCCTGAGCAAAAGGTGTATGCATGGTCGCACTTCACTACAAAAGGCAAATATAAATATGCTGAGAGTGTGGCAGAGGGTGAACAAGATAGTTTATATGTTATCGTTGAGCGTGATTTTAAAAGCGGCACAGTCATGTGCATAGAACGATTTGAGCCAATGTACAATGCGGATAATAACAACATATACATGGATTGTTACGTTAGACAAACTAGCACAGAGAATATCAGCACTATCACAGTACCTCATCTAATTGGTGAGGATGTGCAAATCGTTGTAAATGGTAGGGAACGGCCAATTAAGGAAGTACCACCTACGGCAATTATTAATATTGATGGTAAAGCGCAAAGCGTAGCCGTTGGTATTAACTACACTACACGATTACGTATTCCGAGTATCGAAATGCAAATACAAGATGGTACGTTGCAAGGCCGTGTGTTAACGATGAGCAGATTATCGATGAACATCTTAAATTCGTTCGGGGGCAAAATCGGAAGAAACTTCAACCATATGGATGATATTCCGTTACCGCCACTCAAATTATATAGTGGCGATAAGGTATGTATATTGCCAAAATTCGATGGAGTGTACTCAACCGATGCATCTGTATGTATTCTACACGAAAAACCTTATCCATTTAACCTTTTGAGCGTTACAAGAGAAATAGAAATAGGCGGTGGTTTTCCAAATGTTACAGGACTTTGATATTTGCCCTGTAAGGCACACTTCATTAATTCATGACTTATATATCAACTTACGAGCCATAGACACCTTAGAGGTCAATATAGCGAACCAAAATTTCTCGAATTATGGAAAAAATGATTTTGTGAGAGATATATGCAGTGATGATTATGAAAACCACATTGTAATTGAGAATGATATACCAATAGCCGTATATGGTATCTCAAAAAAGCCAATTAACGGAATGTACTGCATTTATTTTTTGGGAAATAAGATACTGGATACGAATTTGAAATTGCAAAAGGAATTTCTAAAACGAAGTAACGCAATCATAAAAGAGTGGTTATCCACTCATGAATGTTTATTCAATTTCATACATAAGAAAAATAACCGCTCGAAGCGATGGCTTACATCACTAGGGGCGGTTATTCATTCTGATATTATACATAACGGAATGGAACTATTTACATTGAGAAAGGGGGATGCGAATGTGTAATCCTATTGCATTGATGGCAGGTCAATTGGTTACTACATTATGGGGTCAACATCAACAAACTAAAGCACAAACTGCAATGTATAATGCACAGGCGCAAGCAGCCGAAGCTAACGCTCGTATATCTGATAGAAAACAACAGGATATTGCCAATCAAGCACTACAAGAGCGAGATAAGATGGATAATAAAATGCGGTTGATTGCAGGTCAGAATACGGCAGAAGCAGGCGCTACAGGGTTATCCATGAGTGGCACACCATTACAATTAATGGCTAGTAGCTACGATGAATACAACAAGGATATTAACAATTGGGAAACTAGCAAGAATAACAGTATCTACAATGAATATCTTAATGGGGTTAATTACCGCAATGAAGCTAGTAGTGCAAGAGCAGCTGCATCTAATGCTAAAACGCAAGGGCGATTGCAAATGCTTGGTACTATCTTGAGTGGTGCATCTAGTATATATGGGATGAAACAACAATATGCAGGTGGTAAATACACAACTCAATATGGCGGTGATGTAAATGGTGTAACAGAAAGACCAGTTAAAACAGTTAAGAAAGTTTGGACTTTTAACGGCAGGGAACTATGAAAATAGTTAATTATGAACAAAATGAAAGATTGAATACAGTTAATGGTGAATTTAGACCAACAATCAATGCGGAAGCATATGGTGTTAACCAAAACGGAATTAACACGTTTGCAAAAGCATTGGATGATGCATCTAAAACTTGGCTTGAAATCGATAAACAAAAAGATTATATCAATGCTACAAATGCTATTAATGAATTCAATCAAAAAGTAACTGAATTAAAATTTGATAAAGATAAAGGGTTAATGTACCAAAAAGGTATGAATGCACAAGGAATACTACCTACATACCTTGAAAGTACACAGAAATTCCAAAGCGAACTTGCTGCTAAATATAACTTACGTACAACTGATGCGGTAAACGCTTTCAATAAAGCGGTTGAAACATCAAAAACAAACGATTTAGATGGTATATCTAGGTACATGAGAGGTCAGTACGAAGATGCACTAAGCACAGCCACACAAAATCAAATCAATAACTTGAACAACAATCTGTTACAAACGGGTGATGTTAATCAACAAATGAAAACATTAACATTAACAGGCGATTTAATAGAAGCAACTGGTAAACAATTAGGGTTTGATGATGAACAAATAGCATCTAAAAAACAACAAAATTATGATCTTAATGCTAAAACCTTATTAGACAAAACTGTTGCTGATAATAATTCAGAAACATTGGATAAGCAGTTGACTGCATTAACTGGGCTTGCTAGTGAGAATGTATTAACACCATACAGGAAAATGTACCAACAAATGGGTATAAACAAAA